AAGACTAATATATTGAATACCTCCATTAAGAATACCAGTTTCAGCAGTTGCCTGAACAGCAGTTCCAACTAAAGTTAACTTCTGAGTTCCACTAGCACCAATAAGAACATCTTCACCATCGGCACCTGGAATAGCCTCTAGAGTATCATCAATTTCATCAACACCAGTATCAATAACTTCATCTTCATAACGGAAGAGCTCACAACGTAATTCATAAACATACGTATTTCTAAGTTGATAGAATGGTTTTTCATGCTCTACATATTTAATTTCAAATATACGATCTCCTAAAGGAAAATATATTAAATCACCTTCTTTAGGTCTTGTAGATAATTTTATATTATCCTCATTCTTCATTAAAGGTGAAATATATGTTTCATATCTTTCTTTAGAAATAATCAAAGTTACTTCATTAGTTGCTGTAATACCAAACTTAGACAGCATTGTTGGATTATCCCCATACCCATCAAAATTATCAATATATGCTTCTATTGGATATGCATCATCAAATCTAGATGCAGTTACTTCCTTCATTATAGTTTTTTCATTCACATATTTTCTAGGCATATAATGAATATCAACACCGTACATTTTCAACTGCTCGTTAATCAAAGATTGAACGAGACTCTGTTCGCTAGATGAACCTTGTTGAAAAAACGGGTTAAGTGACATATTCTTAACCTATCATATCTAATGGTGGAAGTTCATACATATTAGACATTTGTTCTCTGATGACTTCTAAATCTTTTTGAGCATCATCATAGATTTGTCTTCCATTTAATTCTATACCACCAGGTAATTTAACTCCTGCAAATTTAATTAAATTTTGACCCCATTGCCTTTTAACAAGAGCAGTTGTATATTTTTTTAAGAACGAATCATTCCATACTCTTCCATAATCACTTGGATTTAATATTCTATAGCAATCCATAATAATATAATCACCAGATGCGACATTTCCCCAATCAACATCGATATACAATCTATCTTGTCTTTGATTAAATCTAATCTGTTTTTGAGTTGTTAATAGGAAATTAATATCTTCAAGATATGTCTTAGTCATTGCATAACTTAATATTTCCGTCTGACCCCAATAATAAATGTCATTTAAAAATAACTGATACTTAACACTAAACATATTGTTAGTGATAGTATTAGATCCATCATAATGAAATATTTTAGATACACCAATAATATCTGGTGGAACTTGTAAAAAATTACTATTCTCTTGCCAATTAAATTCTACAGTAGACCCGTCAATAGTTGCCTCTGCTGTAGTTGTTGTTATTCCTACATTACCAGTATTACCACCTCTAGATCTTCCTCTTTCAACATCATTATCAGTTAACTGATATTTCATAAATGTTGGATAAACACCGTCAAAATGTCTTTCTTGAAAAAACTGAATAGCATCATCAAGAATATCCTCTATTTGTTCTTCAGCAACATTAATTTCAAGTACAGGAGCACCTAACTGTCTTTTACAGTAATCAATAAGTTCTGTTCGGGATGATGGTTGAGCCATTTACACATTACCTCTATTGATATTTAGGGTGCGGAAGAAATGCCACCTCTAACTAAAATATTTCCGTCAGCAATTCTATAGACTGTAGCACCTGAGCTTACTAAAACATCATATACATATTTTCCTTCTTTTAAAGTTCTTGTTGAAGTTGACCCTAAAGAAACTGTAACATTACCTTTTGTAGAACCAGTAGTAGTATCAACACCAACAATAAAAGTAGCATCAGCAGTAGTACCAGATCCTACAGCTACACTTTTTATCATCTGAGAAGATCCAGACCAACCAGTTGTTGTGGCTATACCAACAGAATTTGTTGTGGAAAAATTATAACCAGTATTGGAAGTATCTACAACTTCAAAAATTGTTTTAAAGTCTGCTCCCGTATTAAGTATCAAATTAGCACTAAATGCTACTCCAGAATCAGGATCAAAAGTAATCTTTTTAGTTGCCATTGACCAATTCCTTTAGTAGAGATTTAATTTCACTAATTTCATTCTTTAAATTAGCAAGATCCTCTTCAACAGTCATTGCTTTCTGTTTAGCAGATTGTCTTGCATTTTTACCAGCAATATACCGTTGATACGAGTTTTCATCAGTATCAATAACTTGACCTGTTCTAGAATCTTTAACAAGATTAGAATGTTCTTTTACTTTGACTAAACTCATATTATGCTAAAGTGAGAACTCTTAAATCAGAAACTCTAGGAACATAAGTTTGACTGTTTGATGTAAGAACAAACTTAATTCTATAATGTTTGAATACTGGCAAGGAATCTGCTGTGAAAGTATATTCTTTATAGAGTAACTGATTTGCTTTAAATCCACTTGGGTCACTAAATGGAACTTTCTTGTCAGATCTTCCATCACTTTCAGCTAAACTAATCACTTTACCATTATTATCTAGATTTTTATATCCAGGGAATGGAATAAATATTGGATCAAAATTGGCAGTATCACTAATTGAATAGAATGCTCTAATATCAGTGAAACTATTTTGATGACCATTCAAAATAATTTTAATTGAACTAGCAGAATTTGCTAATCCCATTTCTTTAGAAACGTATTGGCAAGAATGTGGATCTTCAAACAAATCATTAACTCTACCATCAGTCTTATAATTCTTAATTGGATTATCAACTCTATTAGAAATAAAGATAGCACTCATTCTTTCCAAATCAATTACAGGAGTTATATGAGGATCAATTGTTTCTAATGTAAGTGTCATCCCAAACGATCTATTACCTGAGAAATTTGAAATTATGGAGCTACTTGTTTCATTAATCCTAGATGCAATTATTCTAGAAGAATCTAGATAATTACTCTTATTCATAGCAATTGGTTGATATCCTTTATCTAAGAATGGTATATCAGTACCCTGACCCATACCATCACCAAGGTTAGATCCTGAAACTGTTCTCATAACTGCAGTTACATTAGTTCCAGGAACTGTTGTGTTCTGAATTTGGGGAGAAATAATCTGGAATGGTATATTCTGCGTTGCATGAATACCATATCCACCAGTAGATTTAGTTTCATTAAAATGCAATACTGGGAAACTTGCTTTAGTAGCAGAACTTCTATCAATTGAATATAAAGGATTAGCACCACCTGTATTTCCAGTTTGATCCATTTTAAGAGTATAGGAATCAAAAGTAATTGGATTTGGATCTCTATCAGTAACCTGATCCATTCTATGGGTTTTATTAACACGGGCTAATGATACACCACCAATTTCATACTTATAAACTGGAGCACCTTTAAGATAATTATTCCTATCAGTTCCTCTTGTTATACCACTAATAGAACCACTACCAGCACCAGTATATTTAATAATTTCATTACCAATCTGCAATAATCCAGGATTAGTTGCACCCACACCAATTCCTTCAAATTGTTCAAAATCACTACTACTTTCAACTGAAATAGATCCACTTGAATTTGTATTATATGGTAAAGATAACCTAGTTGGTGTTACATCAGATGTAGCATCACTAAGAATCACCCTATTTTGTTCGTGATGCATACCATGATTTCTATGATCAATAGTGAAATGCAATCCATCCTCTACAGTATTAACACTTTGAGCATAACAACTTGCCAAACCACCATATCCTTTAGTATTCAATGAGGTGGTTAATCCACTTACTGGATGAGTATATGTAAGTAATCCATTAAGTTCAAAAGTACCTTGAACATTATCCAGAATTATTTCATCGGTTTTACCAAGACCAACAATAGAAAGTCTAGCATTTCTACCAGCAACTCCATTTCCAATTGTCGATATACCTAAAATATCACCTACTTGATATCCACTACTAGAACTGGTTACTGTTGCAGATGTTACAGATCCATCAGTAACAGCAACAGTTGCAGTCAAAGATTCACCATTACCTGTTATATTTGTAAGACCAACACCAGTAAATGAGTAAGTTCCAGATGCAGGAGTATATCCTAAACCAGCATTAACAATACCTAATGCACCTGTTGCTTGACCAGCATTACTAATATAATTACCAAATGCATTAGATGCTGCACCATAGGTATTAGTTCCATCAGAGACTGCTCCTTGTTGAACTGTATTACCGAAAGTAAGAGCAGTATCTGCTAATGATGTTCCTATACCAACTCTAATCTCTCTAGAATTAATATTTAAAGAATTGGGTTGTAACTTAGCAACTTGACCATTACCTTCAGTAAGAATTGGATTATAAATCTCCAAAGTTCCACTATTTACAAAATCAGCACGATATATCTTAAATTTAAGATCTTCCCACTGGCTTGGTTCCCATGTTGATGCGTTTTGGGATTTAAATAATGATCCCAAATATGGCTGCTGAGAAATAAATTCATCAGTCAGTATATCAGATTCTCCAATTCTAGAAATAAATACCCGATATTTTGTTGACCATGATGCTAAAGCAACAGCATATTCTGTTCCCGATCCTTCCAGATACACTGGTGCCTTGAATTTAATATTAGTTGCAACACTTCCATCTGAAGATAAATTAATTTTATCTGGAGGCACAATAATTTCAGAGAACGGTAATATTTTCTGTGTCGGCAATCCACCTTGCATTGTGCGAATTTGGAATGTCATTGGAATATCCATGTCATCCTTTGTTTTGAAATAGATATCACAACTAGTAATGAATATTCCACCTTTCTCTGTAACTTGGAAAGATTGTGCTAGAGGATCATACCAAACATCTTCAGTGTCAGATGTTGCAATTGTTCCAGAATGAGAATCAACAACAGCTGAACCACTAAATTCTCTAGCAGGTTTTTCTTCATTGTGATGTTTGTCCTGAATTGTTGCATTTCTAGTAGAAATAATACTCTCCTGAACCGTCTCAAGAGTTCCAGTAGCACTATAATTAGCATCACCAAAACTATCAGAATTATCTCTATCATTAGTATTATTATCAATCATAGTTAAACTCTTTATACCAGTTTCAAATTGAGGATGATTTCCTGTATTTGGATTTGGTATATAGAAACTTCCTATTAAATTAGCACCAAGATCTGAAATCAATCTTAGATTGCTAATTTTTGCTTGAGCATTACTTGATTGACCTCTTAATGTCATTCCAGAATGAGCATATCCAAACCAATCACCTTGAGGTTGATCTGCTAAAGATTTGCAATCAACATTTAATATTGTAGTTGTTGCTGAATATACTGCTGGCATCTTAGTGGAATCTCCACTTGCAGATGCAACCTGAACAACTCCTGGAGTTCCCAAGAAAGTTTCAAGACCTGTAGCACCAACTTGAGAAATATATGGATTCTTATTAAAGAAATCTGTAGGAGCATTATATGGGCCTGCTCTATGATTTGCCTGTGCTACTCTAAATTTAATAAATGGTTGATCAGTTCCTTCTGGTTGTACACCAACTCCAGGCATAGTACCAATAACAGTTTCACCTACTTGGAATGTTCCAGATTCCATAGTAATTTCCATTAATTTTGGAGTGCAATATTTGGTTACATTAACACCATCAAAGAAACCAAACATTTGAGTTAATGGTTTGCACTTAGTAACACTAAATTGAATATTTCTAGAACGCATTATTGTAACAACATCTCTGCTTACAACTTTATCACCTAAAGATTCATTATCCCATTGCTCAGTAACAACCTTTCTTATACCACTTCGAGTAGATGTTCCTGTTTTCCAAGTATCACGAACAGTATCATTAACTGTGGTCGTAGTAGTAACTGTAGTATATTGAGAATGGTTTGGTCCATCACCACCATTAATCCAACCTGCTTTAATAATATTTTCAACAACATTACTAGACGTACTTGATCTTGTTTCTGTGCGATCTTGGAAATCTGTTCCTGTCCAAGTTGTTTCCCATGCATTCCACATTATTGGACTCATACCTGTTTGTGGATCAACTCCCCATTCCTGTTGAGCCTGTGCCATAGTACCAGCAAAATTACCTTCAGTCTTAATAATCTTTGCTTCTATCCTTGCAGTATCAACCCAGGTATCCGATGTTGGAGAAATTTCAAGAGTTGCTTGCCAGAAACTAACCAAGAAAGGAGTAACACTCTCTGTTCTAGTAGCAAATTGCTGACTTAACCACTCAACTTCTTCATAATCAAGAGTAACAATATCAGATTGTTTTTTAATATTACTTCCTTCTGCCTCAGAAAATGCTACATCAGTTGTGGCATCAACATTATCAACAGGACCCACCATCAAATCAATAGAAGTAGTATAATGTTGTGGTCTTACTTCTTTATTTGTAGGGTCTACACTATTTTTAATTTGAACAGCAGTTTCTTGTGGATCAAGACTTGTAAAATTATCAACAAAGAATCCAGATTTATATTGATTCATACCATCTGAATCTGGAACAAACATATTTGCTGTTTCTGATTCAAGTAAAGATAATGATGTATAATATTCAAGATTCTTGATTCTATCTTCAAGATCTTTAATATCTTTCATCCTATATCTCTTATGCTTTAAGAATTTAAGATTTGCATGTTTAACATTAAACAAATATGGTCTTAGTTCACAACTTGCAATTTCAATTGCATCATCAATTGTAATAGGAACTTCTGGTTTTTCTGCTGGATCTCCATATTGAACTTGGAATCTACCAGTTTTATCTAAGAAAATCCTATCTACTCTACCAACATAATGTTTAAAATTAGTAATAATACTTTCATCGGATGCTAAAATATTAGCAGCAGAATTTCCTTCTCCAGTAAAACTTCTTCCAAAGAATTCAAATGGAGATCTTGTGTTTTCAATAACTGTATAATTGGTAACTTTTGGTCTAATATCAATCATATCAGTAACTCTTTCACCATCAAGATATGGAATATCCTTACTATAATCCCAAGTATCATAAGAATTCTTTGTAGTAATATCTCCTTCGTCAGTGGATTCATAATATCCATTCGCAAAGTATATCTTTAAACTTTTTGTTGGTGGTCTAGCATTATCTTTTCTTGTAATAAATGAATAATCATAGAAAGTAGGTCTCTGACCAGTAGTAAATTTGAAATTTTTAGAAATATTTCGGCTTGTATTATCTAAAGTTCTAATTATTCCCTGAACACTAGATTCTTTAAAGTTAACTATTTCACCCTCTTGAAATGGTGTTCCATTTTTTAAAATAAATGAAATTTTAGTATCACTTTTATATTCTGCAACAATTGCTCTAGCACCACTATCAGCACCAACAATCATTTCACCAATAATTACATCTTCCGTTTTTGCACTAGGACCATTCAATGCTGTCAACACCATCGTTGGTGCTGATGGAATAGCTGCATTATTTGATTCAAAAATAGCATGTATTTCAGCAACATCACCATGATTCAAAGATATCATTTTATCCTGAACTCTAGTTCCTAAAGGATAGGCACCATATGCTAAACCATCATTTAAAGATGTAGATCCCGTTCCTGATTGTGGTGAAGTTGATGCAGTAACAGTAATAGCATTTACTCTATTTTTTCTCTTAATCTTTGCAGCTGGTTTTGCTTTAGTTTGAGTTGTTATTAAAGTGCAACCAGATTGTGCTGCTCCTAAAGATTGGATCTGTAAAACAGTATTACCAGAACTAAACTGGAACATATTATCAGTAAGTGCTATTGTATCACCTTTAGCACCAACCAAAGCATACCTTTCCTCATCAAATGGTAAAAATGTTTTATTATCTGTCAGAGTTATAGGACTTGATAATTGACCACTTCCAGTATTACCATTAAGAGTGATATTCACACTATATTCTTTTCTAATTGTTAAAGTAGCATCTGTAAGATCAACATCAGAAATAAAGGATTTTGGCATTAATGTATATAATGCTGATTCTTCTGATGTTTCAACTGGAGTTTGAACAAGTTTTAGATTTGAAACATCTAAATTAGTTCCAGCAGTTCCTTTATATAATGCACCTTCAACAACTCCTGTAACAGTAGCAATACCAGTTACAATAACTTGACTATGACCAGTATGAATACTAGTAACACCAACATAAGATTGTTCATTATTACCCAATCCACCAAATGATAAAATATTACCTATTTTTAAATTCCCAGGAAATAATGCGTCTTCACTTGTTATAGTACTAATTGAAACCGCACCACTTCCAGTAGAAGAAGTCATTCTTGCTGAACCATAAGTATAATAAGGTTGTTGTTTTACATTAGCAGCAAAACTTCCTATACCTTCAACAGCCGTATCACCCAATTCTGGACCACTATAAAGTTGCTTAACATCTTCCATTCCATAAGCAGTTACTGCAGTTGCAACTCTAGATAAAGTAAGTGGTTTACCTTCAGCATTTGTTGCAGCAGTTTCAAATATAATTGGTTCTTGAACTAAAAATTCTCCTTTTTTCTCATAAACAACCATTGCAGTGCTGTTACTAGTTGCACTCATTACATATCCAGTAGCACCACTATATTTTCCCTTTACATAAGTTGGAATACTAAGAGTTGCACTTTCATTTAAAGTAATATGTGAAGTAAGTTGAACATCATAAAGAGAAATATCCCACTCATTTGTATCACCATTCGATACTGAATAAGAACCTGATTCTAATACATGATCATAAACTCTAGCAACACCAATCTCTTTACCAGCCATTTTAAATGGAGATATTTGAGAACCCATTGTATCTCTAAGACTGACAATATAAGTATTACCAATTCCAATTACAGGATGACCTTTAACCTTATTAAGTCTTAAACTTTTTCCAGTTTTATATGCAACACCTTGAGATTCTAATAATTTAGTTGTTCTTGGTTTAGGAGCATTTAAAAAAGTTGGAGAAATTGTCTCAATTTCATATCCTTTAACAAATGCTTTACCAGGTCCAACTTGATATACAGCAAGATCATCAGATGCTAAAGATCCACCCTCAGTATATGTTCCCTCTTCATATATACCACCATTTCCAAGACCGTCATTTAATGAATTCTTTAAACTAACATCAAAAGGTTTAATAGTATAATCACCAGATTCTGCATATGTTCTACGAGCTAATTCATCAGCTATAAAATTGTAACTTGTATTTGTCTTTTGAGATTTTAATTTTCCTTTTTGAATAACTGCCAATTCAATGAAATTAGAATCATTAAAATCATCTAATGGTTTGGCATATAAGGTAGCTGTGATCTTAAGACGATCTGCACCTGGAGCAGCATAATTATTAAATCCTTTTGAATTATCAGCAAGTGATGGATCTTCATCAGCATTAATAATATCTTCTTCAATTCTTAAACCAATTCTTGCACTAGGTTTATTGTTATATTGATCCAATATAATTGTTTCATCTTCAACATTAACAAAATTACCTCTTATAAAATAAATACCATTTGAAATTGAAAATGATGATGCAGTAGAAGTTGCATTATTTGTTACACATGAAGCAAAAGATTCTCCAGATGGTATAAAAGCATTATTCTGTTCTCCTGAAACAATATCACTATCAGCAGTTAAAAGTTCACCATCATCAAAAACTTTAATTGCACTATCCTCAACACCAGAAGACATGTATGAAACATAAATGGTAAGATTACCCCTCTCAGATGATTCTGCTTGAAGAACCTTATCAATAATTGCAGTTACACCAGTTGTTAATCCAATTATCTTTCTACCTACTAATTGATCAATATAATAATTGACTGGAACTCCTAAATGTGTATTATTTAATTCAACAGCATAATAATTTGGAGCATATGCAGTATTTCCTGGAATTACCTTTGCACCCTCTTTAAAAAAGTGCTGACCAAACTTCTCTATCTGGTTCTGAAGAATTGACTGCAGACCAGTTAGTTCTCTAGCTTGAACAGGATAACCTGGTTTAAAGAGAACCTTATGATAACCTTGCTTTGGATCAAAATCATCAAAATAAGGTGATACGTTTAAATTAGTTTGCTGGGCCATAGTATCTTAGAACTGTAATATGATCTTGATGTCTTCTTTTTGATTTGAAGAACGTGTAATAGCTGGTCGTTGGTCAACGTAAATCATACTTCCAGAATATTTTTTAACTTCTGGGTTTGCCACTCCTTTAGTGAATGACTGACCAAGGTAATATGTTCTATTATTTATTGATGTAGATAGACCTGTAAATGTTGTGCTAATTGATAGATTAGAACTACCACCAACAATTATCCTATTACCACCAACAACTGGATCAGAAGTAAATCTATTGGTATTGTATCCATAGATAGCAGCTGTAGCACTTTGTGCTGTACCAACCGTAGTAAAACCAGCAATGGTTCTATCTTGCCAATACTTCAAAACACCTGTTGTTTGATCATAACTAACAACTCTACCAATAGCCGTATTACCAGTTCCAATAGTTTGTTTAACTAAACTATCTGGAGTAAAAGTTACAGAACTATAACCAGTTCCTGTCAATCTTAATGCATAAGTAGCAGCTGCTTTATCTAAGTTAAGCAACTGAGTAGAACCCCAAGCATAAGGATTTTCAATAATACCTATTCTGGCAAATTGGTTTCCCGTTATAAAGTCTGGGTTTTCTACATCATTTTCAATTCTTGCAAAAAGTAATGCGTTAGTTGCACCCAATTCACGATAAACATCTTTACCATGACCTCCTGGTGGAGTAATAATCACATCAAGAGTTGGTGGAGAAGTAGGATCTGGTATTGATCCTGCATCCAAATCAACATTACCATAAGTATATCCATATCCTTCGTTTGATATAGTTACACTTTCAATCTGAGCATCATTATTAACAACTACAGTGCATTCTGCATCAAAACCATCACCTTTAATTGGAACTCTTGTATAAGTTTGGTTAGCAGTTCCTATACCAGTTCCTCTGTTTTTAACAACAACTATTTTAATACTACCATCAACAGCATTATTTCTAATAGAACTATCTTCACTACTAGTATCCCAATTTGCAGGAACTGGCATAAAATCAGTAGAATCAAATTTAATCAAATCTGCTGGTTTAATTGTATATAAGTATTTCCAAATATAACCATCTCCAGAAGTACCAGCGATTCTTGGTTCTAAATCGGTAAATGTTGGTTCATCAAGAGAAGGTTTTCCGTCAGGAGTTTCAGGTGTAGTTCCGTTCTGTAAGCAAATATAAACACGATAATCACTATTTACAACATAGAAATTTGCTGTATATAGTGTTGTTCCACCAGAGTTTGGAGGAGCATTGGATATACTATAATCATGCCTATAATAATCATATGTTGTACCAGAACTCCAAGTATTTTTCTTTACTATTTGCTTAACATCAGCTGGAGTTATTTTCTTAACAGCAATCATGTCATCCCAATAATTATTGGTGTCATTAAAACTGTCTACTGGAGCTGGTGGATTTGAATCCCAATCGGTGCGAATTCCTGTAGGATTAGGCAAACCCACAAAAGCATAGTAAGCATTCGTGTCAGTAGAAACACCAGCCACGAAGTTCTTCGCATTCAATATTCTGATTTGATCAGTTATAATAGCGGACATTGAACCTAATTTACTACTTTTTTTATTATTTAGACAACATAATTTGTAGATTTCAAGGGGAACTTCCTCTTGACCTGTGGGCCAGTTTTAATTCCAGTAATACCATCGTTTGTATTGATAGTATATGTTTGAACCTTTTGTCTATCTTTTAGTTGTAATCGACCCCAATTATAATCACCATAGTATTCTTTATAAGAACCATTACCATAGAATCCTTGACCCAGAGTAGAATATCCTACTTGATTTTGTAGACCATTCCAACCCAATACTCTACTAAAGACCCTTACTGCAGGTGTTACAGCATCAGAACCAAATCCAATAGTGTTTATTCCAACATAATGTGAAACTTCAAAGATATTATCCAGTGAAGTTGTTCCTACACCAACATAACTACCATCCATATTCAGAGATGTAACTCCACTACCAAGGTTAGAATTACTTACTATGAAGTAATATCCAGTTTGGATTCCACTCTTAGTAATAGCATCTGGAGTAGTAATTAAGTCATTTCTTAATGGAGAAAGTGGTGGAATCCAGAAATCAAATACCACAGCAGTTCCTATACCAGTTCCACCTGCAAAAGCTGTTCCTGCACCAATTGCTGCTCCATTTGCGTCAGAAATATTTGAGCATATACCAACACCATTAAGAATACCATAATCTCCTTGATATAGATCAATGCTATTTTCTTCTCTCACATATGTTGGAGGAGCAATTAATACTTGAGGAGGTCTTCCATGTGTATATGCATATCCAGCATTAGCAATAGAAATACCACTAACTACACCAGCAGTAATAGTTGCAGTTGCAGTTGCAATAGCAGTGGTTCCAATACCAGCAAGAGCAGAAGATGGAGTTACTCCATATCCTTGTCTACCATCAACAGGAGCCTGAATAGTGACCGTAGGAGCAGTCTCATATCCCCTACCACCCGTTGATATTGCCACAGATGTTAGATTGCTCTCAGGACCAACAATTGCTGTTGCTGCAGCACCTGCAAGGTATTCATAATTACTACTTGCATCAACTATCTGAATATCTTTCTGGAAATTTCTATCAACTGGGTTTTCATTCTCAGGGTCGAATTGTGGTTTACAATTATCAATCCAAAGAGTAGTTGATCCAACACCAACTGATTGAATTAGATATGCTGTTGGGAATAAATTTGGTTCATATAAAGGACGATCCTTACGAACAATTCTACCATCAATCCACTTATCTTCAAGCTGTCTAGACCACTTAACTGGTCTTAATTCGGTATCATCATCACCCAAACCAACCCCATAATATGCATTAGTATCAACTTGGTCAGACGATTTAACCTCAGAAACAGTTCTATCATTTTCTAAGAAATATCTGGTATTATAATAAGGATCAAATCCAACTTGTAAATCATCACCCATCTTAACAGTTTCTATAATATCTCTATCTTTTACGTCTTCACCACCAGTTCCTCTATAGAAGAACATATTCATAACATCACCTGCATTAGGTGCTTCAGTTAATGTTATTGTTCCACCACCATTGAATGTAAATCCTTCTCCAGGAACCTGAAGAACATCATTAATCGTAAGAATGATAGTTTGGTTTATAACAATATTTGAACCTGTTCTCGCTTGAATAGCATATGCTTCACCAGCCTTTGTAAGTGGGAATGCTGTTCTTGCTCCATCAAATAGATCTGAGAAGTCATCAAGTCTTTCTAATTCACCAACAGTCCACATATTGAATTCATCATGATGAACTCTCTCTAAAGTTAATCTAAATTCATTCTGAGGATCATTTGGTATTGTTAGAACATGACCAGCACCATAACCAGAACCTGTATTTGTTATTTCAAAGTCAATAATACTACCAGCAGCACCAACTATAACATTAGCCCTTGCTCCTGTTCCACCAACACCTGGAGAAGATGAATGATACCAAAGAGGGATATTTTCATATGGTAATGGTTTATCAATTATTGCATTGAATGTTGAAGCACCATATCCTAAATTATTTCCAACTGATATTGGGTTCTGAGTTCCAATACCTGGAATTGGATCAGTATATGTAATAGCAATACTTACAATACTACCATTAACAACTGATGCTGTTCCAATATATTGAATACTAGGTGTTCCTGTAGAAGATAATGCAACACCAACTTTAATTTCTGTTGCTATACCAACATATGCACTATCAAGAGCTGTAACAGCAGAACCAGTTTGAGATATTGGGCCAGGGAACACTCTATAACCAGAACCAGTATTACCGATACTTATGTTAGTAATTACACCAACATTGTTAAAGGATATTGTTGCACCAGCACCAACTAATGGTTGATAACTGTTACCTTCAGTTGATCCAACAGAAACGATGATACCACCAACAGGAATAGAAGCATTATTTGGATCATAAGTAACAGATGCTGCTAATCCAGTAAAGGTTATTGATGAAATACCAGAAACTTCACTTAAAGTATAATCATCAATTTCACCAGCACCTTGTAGAATGCCATTAACCATCACTATACCCAATTGAGTAGCAATACCAGTAACATTTGATTTATCA